CTGCCCTGTCTTGTCCCAGCCGGTATCGCCCGCATCAAAATCCCCATTGGTTAGGGCGCTTTGAGCTGGTGCCACTGCGGCCAAAGGAACAACTAAATCCCCCGGCTGATAAAGCGTACCGGGTTGCCAACTTGGAACTGTCATCCGTATCGGTCCTGTATCGATTGCGGGATATCTTTTGTAACCGGTGCTGTACTCGTTGCCGAGCTGTCGTCAAAGCCGTTAACATCCTCAGAGATTTGTGCGCCGTCTGAAGTCGGCCATGTGGGCTCAGTAGCGCCGGACTGAGGGTTTAACCCTACCGTGTCAATAACTGTATAGAAGAAGCCGTTATATGTTGTAGGCTCAACAATGTCCCCTATAGTTCGGGTAACGTTTGGCTTCCAACTTGGGTAAGGCGAGCCATTGCGGATCGCCTGATACGCAAAGCCATTTGGCGCAGTTGGCTCAACGATATCACCGAGAGAATACGCCGTATTTGCTTGCCAAGTTCCTGATTTACGAAGCCAGTAATGAAAAATGGACCCATCTTCAAACTCAGCCACAACGTATAGAAATCCCATGAAGGGCGCAGCGAAATGGATGCGGGAAAGCGCAGTTACAACACCGGGCTCATCATTGGGCTTGTTTAAGATGTGCAGCGTATAGCCAGTTGGCACTGATACGGAGGATGAAGCAAAGACGTGTAGCGTACCTTGAAACGCCACCAAACCTTTTGTACTGGCCAGCGTCGCGCGCCGAATTGTGCCAGGGCGGCACTTCACAGTCCCGGCATCCGTTAAGCGGCCATTTACCAAATCATAAAGCGAATTGGCTGATACCGCGCCTTTTGTGCGCAGCCGGTTGATTCCGCCCTTCATTACGGTGAGCGGAAAAGTTCTCATGGATTATCCAAAGGCAGGAAGTGAGGCTTCGTCCAAGGTGCACTTGGCGCCACACCGGGGACATATCGTGCGCCCTGATGGCCGCTACGAATCAATTCTGCAAGATAGCTGTTCGCATCCGCAGCGGTAGCACTGGCGTCAGGCTGGTTGTAATGCGCTTTAGCGCGGGATAGCGCAGTCAGGAATACTAACTCGCTATCGACTGTTGTCTGATCCGCATCCTGCGTCAACCGATCTAAGCCAAATCGACCCTTGATGTACATTTCGTAGGCAGCGGATGGCGCGGGGAAAATCTCGATACAAGAGCGAAATTCATAGCGCGATGGGTACCCCGGAAATGCTGAGGAAGTGTAATATGCAGGTGGAATACCTTGGCGCATATCAAACCATACGTTGTTCAAATCCTTAAGCCATACGCCCGTCACGGTGCGCGCATCGAGCCGCTTACCACACTGATCGTCGTTGTTTGCAAAATCGTAAAAACGAACATTCGGTACCAAAGTCCATTTGAAAAAGCGCTCAATCTGAAATTGCTTGTATCGGAGGTACAAAACACGCTGCGCTGAGCGCAAGAAATCATCCAGTAGGTCAGTCATACCGGGGGGTGGGTTGTCCGCTTGTGCCGAGTAGCCAAGGCGTACCAGCATGCGTCGGCGCAGCGCGCCAAGTGTCTCGTTCAGGTTTTGGTCAACGCATTCGCAATTAAAACTAGTGGTTAAGGTTGCAGTATCATTTGCAACGTCAACATAGTAGGTGGCGCCGGTAGAAATTGGCGTGCTACTAGGGAAATCCCAAGAGAAATAAGTCAGCTCATTGCCACTTGCATCAACCGAAGTGATATATTCTGCCGCATTCGTCGAAAGCACGGTTACAGGATCAGTGTCTGATGGATTGGTGACATCAGAAATAGTCAGTGATTTAAAAAATGTCTGTGGCAGCGTACCGGGCAGAATAAGAATAAGCTTTTTCAGTGGCGTGTTAAACAGCAACGAGCTAACTGTCAAACCATTGAACTGATTTGTTAGCGTGCCAAATACTGTAGTTGTGATCGTACCAGACCAGCCTGCAGTTAACGCGTTGAAGCCCGCGTTATTTGTGTCGTTTGAAGATACGAGCACTTGTCTTGTCGTCACAATGCTTTCCTACTTAAAAAATGGGCGCAGTAAGAATCGACCCTACTGCGCCCCATTACTAGCCGTCACCACAACAGCAAGTACCTGCCTTATTGTTATTGAGCAAGCGATTCTGCTTTTGCCTGTTTCAGTAACTTTGCTTCTGCTTTGCGGGCTGAATCAATTGCGTCTTGCAAACGTTGGATGCCAAGTGGGCCTTGGCCATACACAAGCGCAACATGATCTTGCCCAGCTTCCACATCGTCTTTGTATCGTTGCGAAAAGCGCTGATACTCAGCGGTTGCATCTGGGTACTCAGCGTCGGTAACGTGATTTGCACCGGGAACAACTTTGCCTTCACCGTGAATTTGCATAAGCAAAGGGACTTCCCAAACTGGGAAATCCCGTTCAACTGAATTGCATTCAGACAATGTGATAAGAACTTTCGTAACTAGCATGAAACCTCCGAAGGATGGGGGCAAGAGCCGAGGGTTTAGCTCGGCTCTTGAACTTTCATCACGTCGGCAATTCCATCCACGAGTCGACCATCGAAATCGTGATCGCGTCTGAAGCACCGGTTGTGATGCACAGGCCGATTATAAGCGATTCGCTGGTATTGTCAAAGCCAGAAGAAGTGACGTTGACACAAGCAGCTGGGATGGTCATGTGACCGGTCGAAGCCAAGTTGTGGATCATAGTCATTTCACCGACCACAACGCCCGTGGCACTGACCGATTTCACAACGGCATCAACTGTCACAACGCCTTCGTCTGCGGCGGCAGAGCCACCGGGCTTGGTGAACGACACTTGAGCCGTGTCTGCCGTGGTGCCAGCGGTACCGAATGCGATGTCAATCGTGCTCGATGCTGTACCAGCAGCGGTCTTGGTCATGTTGAACTTCCACTTCAGCTTCGTACCAACTTTGAGGCCACCAACTGGCACAGCAAGAGCTGAGCCGGCGATGTAGGTACGAGTTGTAGCGGCAGGCGTCTGAGTCGCAGTAGACTGATTCACGATCTCAGTCGTTGGAGCGCGTGCAACGCCGGGTAATTTAATAGTTGACATGTTACATAGTCTCCAAATTAAGCGATAGACAGCACAGCGTTAGCTTTGCGCTTGTTGCAGGTCAATGCGGCTTTGGCAGTCAATGCCCAGTAATGGACATAACGGTCATACACGCGAGGCGGTTTGCGAGAAACCATCCAGTGGCCAGTGATCGGACGCAGCTTGATCGTCTTGGTGTTCAAGAAGTAGCAACGCTTTTCCCAGTGGACGCTTGGCGCATCCAAGGTCTGCATCACGTCGAAGGTAGGATCCCACACGAGTTCCACGCCTTTGAAATACACACCAGTGTTACCAGCGTCGATGCTGACACCACCCTTCTGCAGCTTCGGCTCGTTGTTGATCTGACGGTTAACGGTCAAACCAGCGTCGATACGATACGCGTCGAGGAACGCGCCGCCGCACAGGATGAAGTCGGGTTGCTGACCGCCATAACGTGTACATTCACGCCATGTGGTTTCCATTTGGCTTACCAAGTTACCGGCAGAAGCGGTGCTGATGCCAGTATTGGTCTGATTTCTCCACCATGTGTTGGTGCTTTGGTTGATTGTGCCAATGGAAGTGTTGGTTGTTGGGTCAACAGCGACAAGCAAGTCAAGACCGGGGATATCAGTCGAGGACTGAGTACCGTCGCGGTGCAACATGATGTCGAAGTTTTCAATGAAACCAAGCTTCAGCGTTTCCATGTTTTCTTGGAGCAAATTGGTCAACTGAACGCGTTCCGCTTCGGTCGGTACGGCATTGCGGTCATCGGTCACGATGATGCCGTTCTGTGCCAGTTCGTCTTCATTCAAGCCGAAGCCATCATGGAAAGCACCCCATGAGTACTTGGCCTGTTGCAAGGTGCGTTTGCGGTTGTACGAAACTTGGCTATCGCCGAAGTAGGATTGGAAATTGCTATCGTTCTGATAGCGCAATTGTTCGACAACGTACTGCAAACCGCCGCCGTAGTTCTGCTTACCTTCAAGCAGCTTCTTGGTTAAGGGATGCGCGTAGTTGGCGCTGTCTACCGGATCATTCTTCAGGTAGTAGTCAATGGCTGCGCGACCCGCGTAGGCCAATTGTTCAGTTGTAAATGGCATTGTTGCTCCGAAAACAAAGATGGATAAACACTTTGCCTGGAAGCAACGATTCAGGAATCTTTCGGCAGGCGCGACTCTGCTCAGCTAGGATAGCTTATGGTAAACACCATCGCTCTGTTGCAATTTTGAGCGGAGTATAACCACTCCGCTCTTTATTGTCAACTATTCTTCGTCAGCTTCTTCAATACCGTGTTGCACAGCTTCTTCAGCAGACTCGGGCTCGTCCTTACCGTTATGTAAACCCATGTGCTCGATCTGAAGTTCAAGGCGGCGACGCTTTTTCCCGCCGACTGAATGTTCCTCAGATGCGCTGTGCACGCGCACCTTACCTTTCAGGTGCATCGCGCTACCTACCTTCGGCAGCTTGTCAATGCCCAGCTTGTCCAGATCATTATGGTCAAGCGAAATGCGAGTGCCATACGAATACTTTTCGTGATCCGGACTACTTACCGTTGGCTTGTCATAATTTTTGACATCCGCCTTAGTGCGGGCCATGTTTACCATTTTACCCATGATTATCTACCTGCCTGGGCAATGCCCATGTTGATTGCTTCTGCGATGGAGGTCGGCGCTTTCACATTGCCGCCAGCTGGGTTCTTCACTCGGAGCGGCTGATTAACTGGCACCTTGGATACTGCACGTGGCGCCTGGGCGGGCGCAGTAACCTTCAAGTTGTCATAAGATTGCTTGAACGCCTGCGCCCATTGTGACGGATGGAGCTGCGAGAACACAGGTTTCAGCGCATTGATCAAAATTTCACGCTTTTGAGCGTACTGAGGGTCGGTCGCCTTCAGCTGCGCTTCGAGCTGATTCAAAGCTTCGCGCCCATTATGTAAATCCTGCTGCATCTGCGCTTGCTGTTGGGTCATCTGCTGCGTTTGTTGTGAGCGCTGCGCTTCAACCTTGCCGCGCTCACGGCCAGCTGCTAATTCCATTGCGCGTTGCAATGAAATCAGGCCATCTTTGACTTCTTTGCGCAAGTCTTCATGGCCAGACAACATATCCACCCCAGGGACGGCTTTACCAAGGCGCCGAGCGAGTTGGTCAACGCCAGCTTGCAGTATGGAAAGCGCCTTTTCTTGATCTGCGGGCTCTTGGCTGTTAACCAACTTCAAGAATTGAAGTGATTCAGCGTACTGTTGCGGGCTGGCTTTAGTTTCCGTGATCGCAGTAAACAATTCTTCGCGCTGAGCGACAGCCTGATCGCGTTCAGACGAAATCGTCTTGACTTTACCAATCAAGTCCGTAATGCGTTCGCGAGTGCTCGCCTTCAGTTCTTTGGGGATTGGGTCATTTACAGCATCTTTTTGCTTTGGCTTTTCATCTTTGGTTCCTTCAGCGGGTTTTTCGTCCTTTTTGCCTTTTGCCTCAGCAGGCTTTGTATCTGCGCCTTCAGCTGGTTTACCCTCTTCTGCGTCCTCTCCGCTTTCCGCGCCATCAGCTTCATCTGCGCTAGCTTCGTCGTCTCCCGCGCCAGCATCTGATTCAGAATCGTCAGCCGAGTCCGAATCTTCAATAGTTGTCTCTTCCTCGTTATGCTCTGCTGATGCATCTTCGTCTCCGGAAATGCTATTCGTGATCGCCTCAAGCAAACTCTCAGGCATAATAACCTCAATTAACTGTTAAGTGAAGGGGGTAAGGCAGGTGCAGCGGAACCACTGGCGTCAGCCAAGGGTAATCCGCCGGTTGGCGGAGAGGGTGGCGCCGGAAGCCCGCCAGGTGGCAACGCGCCACCTGGACCCGGTGGCATCCCGCCCGCTGGCGGCGCCGGGGGAGGTGGTTCTGCCGGTGCGACCAAACCTGGAATCGCTGCGGGTGGCAAATCGCCCTTAAGCGAAATGCTAACCTTGGGCGGCGGAGGCGTTGGCGGTGGCTGCGGCGGAGGTACATCAGGAATCTGCGGCAGGAATTCTTCTGGATCAAACTGGTCGTCGAAAATCTGCATGGTCTTCGATACAAGATTTGAAATGGTCTTCGCCATCTCGAGATTGCCCACTGCAATCGCAGAATGCATCTCAACAATGGCTTCCTTGATGGCCGGCAGCAATACGCCCCAAGCTTGGCGATCCGTTGGATCTTTCGGCTTGCCCGTCGTGCCCGCATCGATGGAAATCTCAACCATTGTCAGGATATCGTTGATATCCATGCCCTGTGGCCAGAAGGCATTCGTGCCTGCGATGCGCACGGCATCATTGTTATCCATGCCGGTGAGAGCACATTCAGCCGTGTACTGGGCCAATTCGGTCAGCATGTCTTCCAAGTTGTCACGATCAGCCGTGGTGCGCGATGCAAAACCGGTTTGCTGAATCTGAGCTTCAGTCGCAGTCTTAGCCGACGCGGCAGAAGCCTGTAAAGCTTCCTGAACGCCTGAAATCTTCTCCATGTCCGCCACAATAGGACCGGTATCGAACAGCCGGCCATCAACTGCAGCGGTTG